CCCTACCTGCTATATCCACAAGCCACTGTGGTTCATCTCCTTTTACAAACTCTTTTCATAAATATATACCTCCTGAAAATATATTTTATCTCCTTTTCTATAGTAGGTACGGTTGTGGGACAGTATGAAAATCAAATATCCTATGTAAAACATAGGGCTGTCGGGTGACAGTAACTTATTTTTAAGGAAAATTTTAATATGATTGACGTTAAGAAACCTCTGGAAAATGCAAATCTCACTGTAAATTGTGAATATATGGATTTGTTTGATATGAGTTCACACTCGGAGAGAAAAATTTATCTTAATGATGAAATTGAAGCTATTTCAGCTCACGATATAATTTATGAAATTTTGAGATTCAATGTTGAAGATAAGGATGTTGCTGTATCTGACAGAAAGCCGATTTTACTATATTGTACATCTGTCGGAGGGTCTGTTATAGACGGATTTGGAATTATAGATGTTATTCTAAGCAGTAAAACGCCAGTATATACGATAAACCTTGCATATCAGTATAGTATGGGATTTCTTATTGGTCTTGCAGGTCATAAGCGTTATGCTATGCCAAATGCAACTTTTCTTCTTCACGATGGACAGAATTTTGTATGGGATAGTTCTGCAAAATGTAAAGACCAGCTTAAATTTCAAGAAAAGCGGGAGCAGAGGATTAAAGAATATGTTATTGAACACAGTAACCTCACTGAAAAGGAATATGACGAAAATTATCGTGTAGAATTTTACACTTATGCTGATGAAGCAAAGAAATATGGTTTTACTGACTATATTATTGGCGTAGATTGTTCATTGGACGAGGTGCTTTGATATGGGAAGAAAATTTCTTGATACTTGTTCCCTACTGGAATTAGCTAATTCATCTGATATAAATGCAAACGATATTTGTCTATCGAGTATTACATTACAGGAGCTTGAAAATATCAAAACTTCTGCAAACAAGGATAGTGAGACAAAATATCGGGCGAGAGTTGCTGTCCGAGCATTAAAAGATAATCCCGATGTTGAAATAATAGTAGTCAATAAGGACGATCATAATTGTCTTGATGATAAAGAACTTGAAATTACAAATGATAATCTGATTATTGCTTCTGCATATAGATACTCACAGGAACACGACATTGTATTTTATACAGAAGATTTGCTTTGTGGATTTATTGCTAAGAATTACTTTGGACTTGAGGCTCAGAGTGTTAAGACTGATGATAAATCTGATATGTATAAGGGATATAAAGTAGTTATTCCTACTGATGAAGAGTTGGCACAGGTCTATGATAAGGATAATTGCTACAATCTCTTTGGTTGTAATATAAATGAATACGTTGTTATCAATGATTCTGAGGGTAACTTCTGTGATGTTCTCAGATGGACTGGAACAAAATACGCTAATGTGTTTAACAAAGTTATCAAAACACTTGCTTTTGGAGATAAGATTAAAGCCAAAGATATTTACCAGCGTATGGTTATGGATAGCATTTTAAACAATACAATGACTTGCATTTCAGGTAAGGCAGGAAGCGGAAAGAGCCTTTTAAGTCTTGTTTGTGCTATGTATCTTATTGAAAATGGTAAATATGATAGTCTTGTTATACTTTTTAATCCCTGCCCTGTCCGTGGAGCAACACAGATGGGATATTATCAAGGATCGCTTATAGACAAGGCGATGCAATCAAATATCGGCAATGTATTGATAACCAAATTCGGAGATAGATTTGCCGTAGATAATTATATTGCACAAGGTAAAATTAAACTTATTCCAATGACAGAATGTCGTGGTATGGAAATAAGAGATAATGAAATTCTGTACATTACAGAAGCTGAGAATACCACTGTTGACCTTATGAAAATATGTTTATCAAGAGTAAGTTCTGGTGCCAAGGTAATTGTTGAGGGTGATTTTGAACAGGTTGATTCAAAACTTTTTGATATAAATAACGGTATGGCAAGAGTAATTGAAATTCTTACAGGCGAAGATGTTTTTGGATATGTACAATTACAGAATATTTGGCGTAGTAAGATTGCTACTCTTGTTGATAAATTATAAGGAGATATGGATAAATGGCTTCAAAAGTTAACAGAAAATATAGTTGTGACGTGAAGGGTATGATTTCTACTGATGATGGCATTATTACTATCGAGGTAGAAGATATGGAAGAGCCTGTTGTACTCGCTGACTTTATTAAGGATTTTGTAGGTAAGCCTGATTGTAAGGTTTCAGTTTCTTATGGCGAGGAACTGTAATAAGAGGTGTAAATGACTGACTATAAAAGATTTGATGGCGAAACAGATGATGCTTTGATTCTGAGAATTTGCCGAGATAAAGATATTATTGGTAGTTGGGAAGATGTTTGTGAAATTCTAAACAATTTGCTTGGTGCAAATTATCGTCCTAATACATATAGAAATAGATTTCAGAATTATGATAAATTTCGTCAGGCTGATTTAGGAACAACTGGAAACTCTCTACTTGAAGAAATCAAGGAACAGAGGAAAGAGCTTGAAAAAGAACGTATTAAGTTTCGTGATGAACGTAATGAATATAATCGCATTATAAGAGAGGAAGCAAGAAAAGAATCGTATATTGATATGGTAAAGCGTATGTTATCTGATTACGCTCCCAAGTCATTAAATTATACTACTCCTCCGTCTTATAAATCTGATACAGATATGGTTCTTGTAGTTTCTGATCTACATTGTGGAATTGAAGTAAATCATTATTTAAACCACTTTGATTCTGATATTTTGGCTGATAGGTTTGTTACTTGTCTTAGCAAAGTTATAGAAATACAGAATAGGCATCAGTCTGAAAATATTACTGTACTTATTTCAGAAGTAATAAGCGGTCTTATTCATGAGAATTTACGATGTGAAAATAATGAAAATATAATCGAGCAGTTTCTTACTGTGACACAGTATATTAGTGATTTTCTGACTGAACTTTCTAAGCATTTCAATAATGTCGAGGTACTTGTTATGCCAGGAAATCACAGTCGGGTCACACCTAAAAAGGAAAGTAGTCTAAAGGGTGAAAATATAGACAATCTGCTTATTCCTTATTTGAGGGCTGTTCTACAGAATATAAGTAATATTCATTTTCATAAGAACAATATTGACGAAAGTATTGCTATGTTTTCTGTAAGAAATAATACTATTTATGCTGTACACGGAGACAAAGATGCTCCCAATAATGTAGTTCAAAATCTTACAATGCAGTATGGCATTTGTCCCAAACTTATTTATATGGGTCATCGCCACAAGAACAGTATGGAAACTATTTATAATACAAAGGTCATTTCCGCAGGTTGTTGGTCTGGTGTTGACAACTACGCTATTGATAATAGATATAATACACGTCCTGAGACTGTACTGTCTGTTATTAATGAAAATGGTCTTGTATGTAACTATGATATTAAGTTAAATTAATTGATTTGAAAGGAATATAAAATATATGACAAAGGCTGAATTTATTACAAAGGTTAGAGAACACTCGGAGCTTTCTAAGGCACAGATTGATGAGGTGCTTACAGCAATTCTTGATACTATTGTTGATAGTGTTGCAGCTGGCGAGAAGGTCAATTTCGTTGGCTTTGGTTCTTTTGAAAAGCATAAGAGAGCCGCAAGAACAGGCGTAAATCCCTCCACAGGAAAGCCTATTGAGATAGCAGAAAAGAATGTACCTGCTTTTAAGGCAGGTAAGGCTTTTAAGGACACGGTTGCTTCAAGTAAGTAATCTGAGGTGATTATATGTTAAAGGTAAAGTCTCATAATACATATCTTATGCTTGAATCACTCATTTCGGATATTCTTAATGATGTCAAACGCAAGCTAAACGTGTCTGTAGTAGTACAGGGAGATATTGTGAAGCCGATTATAAAGGCAATGATGAATATTGACGACATTGATATTCAGCTTCTTGACTATGATTTCTACGACTATGGCGGTGAATATTATATTGATGTCATTTGGCACGATAATATTCCTGAACTTTGGGTCGAGAAGGCTTGGAATGATGAAACTAGTAGGTACCTTGGTAGTGAATCAGATTTCTATTATGTAGCTTCTGATATCAGCACTAAGATGTATAATTATCTTGATGGTCTTGGAACTGTTTTCTCTATTGAAGAATGATTAAATATTAAGACGGTGGGTCGCAATAGTGGCTCACTGTCTTTTTATTGCGAGTTGGTCTAATGGTAGGATTAGGGTCTCATAAACCTTAGATTTACGTTCAAGTCGTAAGCTCGCACCCAAATTGGCAGTTCTCGATAATCTGCTGTTAGTAGTTCTGTCTGCGGACAACTGAGATCAAAGTAGATATGTGTATCAAAATGGCTAAATCGAATATGAAGTGAAACCAACACTCTTTTTAATAAATGGTACGTCCAGTTGAGGGTGGAATGACGTAAAACTCTACCCTACCATAATGGGTTTGAGAAGATAATTTTCAGAATTATGTTTGCAATAACCCCGATGAAAACGGTTGTCAACCTTTCGGGACATGACTATAATGAATGTTTATGGAATGATAGTTTTATAAGCAAGTCAACTTTGTATTATGAAAGTATGCAAGATGAGAGGAAAATCCTCAAATTTAGTCGTGGTGCTAAGAGTTATCGCTTCAAAAGGCACGGAACTTATCGCTGTGGTAATAGACACTCCTGTGGAGAATAAGCCTTATACTAACGAGTGGAATCGCAAAGTCCTTAAGGTAATCCAAACTAACACAGTCTGTTTTGATGTCTGAGAAATCAGACTATAAGGTAAGTCGCTGGTAAAAGTAGCCATATAACAGTATTGGGAATAAATCTTTTCTTGTAATGATTTTAAAGAAAATTTCAAATGCTGAATGACTGGTGAAATTTGTGTATAACCAATTACACACAAGCTTTGAGAGTAATCTACGGTAAGAAGCTATAGGGTCGCTACCTATAGTTCAGCCTTATCGTCTTGGTGGCTGAATATTGAAGAAGATAATGGAGGTACGGCGAAGGTCGTATTGCAGGCATAATTGTGGGAATTGTTTTTCTTACTGAAAACAAATAAAAATATCCCGTTCTGTGTTGGTGTACAAAACGAGATATATGATAAATGCTTGAGATAATCACGAATAAACAATACTGAAAGGATAGTTATAATGCTTGAAGTTTTACAATATATTTTTAGTAGTTTTTGGATATGGTTGGGGTTTACGATAATAATCCTTATACCCTTTTCAGCTCTAAAAGAGCCTATTATTAGAATATCACACGGTATCGGAGGAATACTCAATCATAAAACTGAATGTTACCGTTTGGCAAGAGAACTCATTTTAAAAAACGATGAGTGGAATACTATACAAAAAATAAGCTATATGTATCAAATAAGAACAAAAAAGGGATTTGACAGTTTTATAGAGGAACATCTGACTTCCAAATATGTTGATAGTCTCTTTAAATAAAAATTACTCCTCAACATGATAACCATTTTTCTTATAGTATTCTGATATTTTAGAGATTAATAAAGGGTCTTTTTTATCTGACATACCTTCATGAAGTATTTTAACAAGTTCTTCGCCACAAGAAGTATATGTAACTACACCAATACGTATTTCCCCATCACTTGAAACGATATTAATTTTTTTACCATAATAATTCATTATTAATAAATCTGCTTTTTTATATAATATGGTGCCTACCGAGGAATTGTAATTTATCAATCCTAAGCTCGAACAATTTGTTAAGTATTCATAATTGATATATTTATCATCATAAACTTCCAACTCATCTTTTGTAACATCTGGATACAAAAAAATAGGAGAATATTCCTTATCTGCAGGATTAAAACACATTACTGAGTGTGAACATAAGTACGAAAAATATTCAGCATCTTTTGAGTTCATAACTTGAAGGACTTGAAGGAGCTTTTTACTAATCGAATTTTCATCTTCACATTTCGATGCAAGAATTTTTGCCCAAACAGTTTGCATATCTTGGTTAGATACATTTTTAGATATATCATCATACATTCCAAGCCATTCGTCATCAACTGTTGGAAGTAATTTTTCTAACGATTTTCCTTTACCACCAAGCATTGAATTTGCAATATTATAAATATTTGCATTGTTCATAATCTCCTTTTTAATTTTGTTCAAATTACGCATTATGACATACTTTTCCATAGGATTCGTGTTTGGATCATGCTCTATTTCATCAAGTAACAATTTATTGGCTCTATATGTTGGACTAGCAGATAAAAGTTTATCAATGAAACCACTTCCTTCTTTTGCAACATTAAGTGCTTTTTCTGCCACTTCTAAGCCATCTTTAACTGACATAAATATTTCATCCTTTCAATGTAATAAATCTTAAGTTTTTATATCGTATAAAAATCGTGATTGTTTATATACAAGTTATTAGTAATTAAGTTATTTATAGCATATCACTTTTGTATAATAATTACAATAGTTTTCACAAATTAGTAATGTAGAAAAATCTGCAGATAATTTATTGAGATATTACAAAATAGACATTTTTAGGTTTTTAAATATAGTTGTAGGGATTAAGCTGACAATTTTTAAGTCTTATAAATATATGTTTGTTTTAGGGTAATGGCTTAAAACAGATACTATAATAAAAAGATAAATTGGAATGATTAACCAGTCGAAAAAGTTTATTACATTTACTGCTATTTAATACAATTAATTATAATCAGAGAGGAGATGTTAATAATGGCTGAAATGAGTAAAAAGATTCGTGTTTATGATAAAAAGATACTCAGTGAAATAAATCCTGAAACAATAAAACTTTGGAATAAATATAAGATAGATATGTCTCTTAGAGAATTATCAGAAAAGACTATTGCTGGTTATAAAAATGACTTAGAACATTGGTGGATTTATATTTATAAAAATCAAGGAAATCAGTCTGTTACTGAATTAACAGAAGATGATATTACTGAATTTCTTTATTTCTGTAAGACACAGGGCAATAATTCAAGACGTATGAAACGTAGAATGGCTTCCATTTCTGCATTTTATAAATATCTCCGTAAAAAGAAACTTATAGCTGAAAATCCCACTGAGTTTTTAGACAGACCTAAGAAAGATACAGATGTTATAACTCAGACATTTTTAACTCTTGAACAAGTTCAGCAGATGAGAGAAATTTTACAATCTTTAGTTGATAATGCTGAAACAAATAACAGAAAGCATAGAGCATTGCAGTATCAATGTTATGCTCTATTTTCTTTGTCTACAATGGCAAGAGTCAATGCCGTATGCAATACTCGTTGGGAACAGATTGATTTTAACGAAAGAACCGTAAATGATGTTCTTGAAAAAGAAGGTTATATTGTAACTTTGTATTTTTCTGAAGAAGTTAAAGGCTTACTTGAAAATCTTATGGCTTATCGCAAAGAAAACAACATTGATGATAATGGATATGTATTTGTTTCTTTTGTAGATGGTAAGTATGATAAGACTGCAAACAGTACATTAACCGAATGGTGTCATACCATTGGTAAAATGTTTGGTGTTCCAACACTACATCCACATGATTATAGACACAGCGGGGCTACGCTATATAAAAATGCTGGAATGTCTCTTGAAGATGTGTCAGCACTTCTTAATCATACAGGAACAGATGTTACAAGAAAATTTTATATTAGAGTTGATAAGAAAAAGATAAGTCAGAATAAAGATAGATTTGACTTCTGATATAAAATAACATCGTCTCACAGCAGACACCTTAAAAGACATAGTGGTTTACCCACACAATACAAAACAAAATGTCGGAATAGAGACTATAAACCTATTCCATTGTAGAAGGATACTACTAAAAACCGTAAAGGTTACTGCACCTAAAGCAGTTTTATATAGGGGTTACGGAAACCGTCTAAAAACCGAGAAAGCACCATTCATCACAAAATGGTGCTTTTATTGCGTCTGATGTTCCGTGTTAGGAATGGAAGATGACCCAAAAAAGATAATGGCAATGAAAATAAATAATAAAGAACTGGAGGTGGGATAATGCCCCGAAAACCTAAAACGGCAGTCCTACCACCTGTCGAAAAGACAAAATTTGTATGTCATTGTTGCGGTAAAAGCAAAAGTGAAACTGAGTTTTTTACAAGTAAATGGAGCAAGGTTTGGAATGATACCGACAAAAAAGTATTGTTCTGTAAAGATTGTGTTCAAGCATTGATGGATGAATATACACCCAGATATGGTGAAAAGACAGCTTTAATTATTTGCTGTGCTTTATTGGACGTTCCCTTTTATGGGATGTTATATCAAAGCATTATAAACAATAACTCTTTTTTTAATGTTGGATTGTATCTTAGGCAGTTACAAATGAGACAGCATCAGTATAAAAACTTCTCAAACTGTATTACCGATGGTGAATTATTAAAAACTGAACGTGAAGTAAAAGACGAAGTTGAATCAAAATGGAGTAAAAAGGACAAACAGAATATGAATTATGCTATTTCTGTTGTTGGTTATGACCCTTTTGATGAATGTAATTTAACTGATTCGGATAGAAGATATTGTTTTAATATTCTTGCTGGTTATTGTGATGTTGATGGCATAAGGGATGATGGTCATAAAATTCAGTGCGTAATTCAGATTACTCAAAATCAATTACAGGTTAGAAAACTTGATGAAATGATAAACAGAGAACTTCTTGCTCCTACGCCTGATGAAAAACGTTTGAAGGAATTATCGGCAACCAAGAAACAGCTACAAGATAGTATTTCAAAATTGGCAGAAGACAACAAACTCTCATCTGCTTACAATGATGAAAAAGGTGCAGGAAAACACACTCTTTCACAAAAGATGAAAGATATGACTGCTGATGGATATGAAGCGATAAAAGTAAATATGTTTGATATTCGTACTTCTGAATGTATGAAGCAGATAGCAGATTTAAGTAATCAAAGCATTATGGAACAGCTTACATTAGATGCTAATGATTATGCTGAAATGCTGAAAGAACAACGTGGGTTAATTGGTAAATTACAATCTGAATCTGATGAATTGTCTGAAGAAAACAGAATGCTAAAGAATAAAATTATTGATTTGGAAAACAAGAAAAAGAAAAGTAGGTGAATAAATGGAGATTTATATACCTACTACCGACCAAGAGTTTAGTCAAAGAAAAATTGAAGAGTATGCGAAATTTGAAAAAATTATAAATTGGGGAAGAAAAGACCCAGTTCACTTCGCCGAAGAATTTTTCGGAATTAAGCTCATTGATTATCAAAAATGGTGTTTTATGGAGTCTTGGGACAAACCATTTGCTTTATGGCTATGTTCCAGAGGTACTGGTAAAACAACACTTGCAGCGGTTTATTTACAGACTAAAATGTTGTTAATTCCAAATTATAATGTTTTCGTCTCAACTAATTCACTTAGCCAATCTATCGACTGTTTTAAAAAGATCGAAGATCTGGCATTACAAAGAATACCATCTTTTAAAACGGTTACTGATATATTTTTAGCTGAAGTTGAGAAATCGGCTAATAGCGAAACAGGTTTTCTACATAATCCAGCAGGTCATTTCTTCAAGTTGTATAATAATTCGAGTCTGCTTACCCTTTCGACAAATCTTAATGCCCTAAGAGGTAAAAGAGGAAGCGTTTACTACGATGAAACCAGTTGGCAGACACGAGAAGCAATGGCTGCTACGGAACACTTTGCTGATGTTGATGCAAGTTTTGGGCTTGGCGTTGAGAAAGTACACTATTTTGAGCCTATTCAAATGCCATTGCAGTTACTTTATGCTTCGAGTGCTGGTGATGTAACTTTTCCTTTTTATGAGAAGTATGTTTCTTTTGCAAAAAAGATGTTCTTAGGCGATAGAAACTATTTTGTTTGTGATATAAATGCTAACACAGTAGTTAATTTTTCTACTGTTGATGGTGAAAAAATCAAATCACATCTTACACAAGCTCAAATTGATAAGGCGGTAGACGAAGACCCCGAGCTTGCGGATAGAGAACTTTTTAATAAGTTTCGTAAAGATGGTGGACAAAATGCCGTTGTCAAAATGGACGTACTTATTCGTAACTCAGATGTAAGACCTCCTCTACTGTTTAATGACACAGGTAAGAAAAAGTTTATATTTTGTTATGACCCTGCCCGAAATTTTGATGGTTCAGTATTATCTATATTTCAAGTTATGGATAACAAGGAATTTGGATATTGGTTACAGCTTGAAAATGTGGTATCAATGGTTGATATAAATTCAAAAAACAAAACTCCTTTACCAATGCCACAACAGTTAGAGATAATTAAAGAACTTATGATTAAATATAACGGCGAGAGAGCTGCTGAGTGGGAAAATATAGAGTTTTATATTGACGCAGGTTCTGGCGGTGGTGGTATTAGTGCTGTTGCCGATCAGCTTATGGAAGGCTGGACTGACAAGAATGGTATTAAACACCGTGGTATTATTGATCCAAAACATAAGCAATATGAAACAGCAAGAAAGACATATACTAATGCTATGCCTATTGTTCATTTGATTGACCCACAAGGATATAAAAAGGTTATTTATGATGCGTTGCAGAAAATGGCTAATCTTAATCTTATTAAGTTTACTGATTATGATAATAAAGACCATATTATGCTTGATAAGAAAAATGGTGAATTTGAAAAATATGAATTATCATTTGATGAGAAACTTGCTTTAACAAATATTAATTTGTTAAAAGTGGAAACATCATATATGTGTAGATATGATACACCTAATGGGGGTGTTCAGTATGAATTAGCCAAAGACAAAAAAAATACAATGCACGATGATAAGGCTTATACTTTGGCAATGGGAGCATATGCTTTAGCAAAATTAAGACGTGAAGATTTACTACAAAAACCTAAAACCAAACGTTCTCTCTCGTCTCTCCCCTCTTGTGTATCAGCAATAGACTTCTAAAGGAAAGTAGGTGAAAATGTAATTGAATAAATCAGAAAAAGAAGAAAATTTTGATGTAATAATAGCATCAGAAAAGCCAGAAGATAATATAGTAATTCTTACTACCTCTGAAATGGGTAAACAATGGCTTGAAACAGCAATGCGAAATTATGATGCTGAAAATAAAATGTATTCTGCTTATCTTAATGATTTGGCATCAGGTACACCTATTATAAACAAAGAAGTCCTTGATGGACTCGCTGTAAATCCACAAAATGATTTAAACAAGGTCAAGAAAATAAATGAAATTGTACGCATTTATGTTAATAAAGACTGGATAATAGGTAAAGTTGCAGAAGTTATTGATACCAATGTCAATTCTGAATACAGGTTATCATATAAAGATTTTATATCGGATAAAAATAAGCTTTCGCAACTTAATGAGTGTAAAGAGATAATATCATCTTTTAATGATGAAATCAATCTAAGAAGACTTATTAAAAATTCTGTACCTACAGCTTTTATAGAGGGCAATTATATTATATACTGTCGTAT